AAGCTCCCCATCATTAGCAAGGGTAATGTCCACCATACAATCCGATACACCTGCCTCACTTATGTGCGAGTCCACTGTTTCCAAATCCCGCGTAGATGTCATACGAATGATAGTGCCACCATTGTTCTTGATGACCTCAGCTTCGTTGTCGAACCTTACATCGGGGATAATAACTACAGCCCCCTCAAATCCTTGCTCCGTAGCAGCACCATACTTCTCAATAGTGGACTGCATTAGAGTGATCCACACTGCTGGGTCAATCATGTTACGTCCCCAATCCGTACCCAAAGTTTGCATCAATTGGCGGGGGGACTTACCTAGTGTAGGTAACTTCTCCTCCTTCAATTCCCCATCAATATAGGGCTCCAACTCCGCCGGACGCATGATAGATCCATAGCCTGCGAAGTCTAAGAACATCGCTACCATGGATTTCAGGGGCGTAGCAAAGGATTCCTTTGCCAGAACCAGCTGCTCTGTGGACTCATGGTCTGACTGCAGGATTGCATTTAGCATGTTCAATGCCACTGTATCCTTGCCCACTCGGGCAGGGCCACAGATACCTATGAGTGTCAGGTTCTTATCTACGGGTGCTTCTTTAGTCTTTACTTTTGTACCTTCCTTCATTATGTCTGTGCTCCTTCTCGCTATTGCTCGTTTAACCTTCATGATGAAGGTTTGTTGGGTTAGTCACTCTTATTACCGACCTTGGCCTCTTCTATCCACTCGTCTGGTATCTGGCCGATGGCATACTTGATACCGCGTTTATCACACCACTCGCTGTAGCGTTGCTTAGCATTACGGTTCAACTTATTATCAAATTGAAACAGCATGCGGATATCCAGCTTCGGGTTCTGCTCTATCACATTGACCATCTTCTTGCGGTCCTCCAAGGTCCACTTGCCTTTGGTCTCAATGATAATGTTATTAGGCAGGAAGAAGTCTGGATTATACTTCCTCGTTACCGCGGGTTGTACGTAGATGATAGGCTCTCGTTCATACTCGAACTTAATACCTGCGGCCTCTAGCTGCGCTGCCGCGTCGAACTCGTATATACTCTTGTAGGGTGTGCCTGCTAGCACAGTTTTCCTACGTGCATTCCTAGTTGATGCTCTTCCCATTATGCCTCCTCGTGGTGATCTGGTAGGTACATCGCACGTGTCTCCATGTAAGCTAGTACCTCCTCTATGTTATAGGGTCGCATGTAATCTCCTGTGAACTCCTTCATCTCCTCACTGTCCACGCCTACATCCACACTAAGTCCCAGTCCGGGTAGGTGGCCATGGCTGTGCCCATACAGGTGTATGGCACCGCGGTTATTCCTGTTCCACACACGCTGTGCGAAGTGGTTAAGTACAAAGTTCTTACCGTGCAGAGCTACCTCGTGGTAGCCATTGTGTACTTCCTTGATGAGACCCCTATTCTTAGCATCCTGCCACAAGGAACTGTCCATAGCCCTATCATGATTACCACGAATGACTATGATCGTGCCATTAAGCCTGCCAAAGAAGCCCAGAGTCCTACCGTTATTAACAAAGGAGATATCACCTAGATTGTATACAGTGTCATCCTTAGCCACTACATCATTCCAGTTGTTAACCAAAGCATCGTTCATCTCTTCCATGCACGTGTAGTGACCTCGGGCTTGTGGCTGGAACCTACAGATATTTCTGTGCCCAAAGTGCTGGTCCGACGTAAAGTGAATCATGTATCTGTACTCCTCTCTCCTACTTTAACTAGCATAAGAACCTCTTCGACTATATCCTCAGGGGTGGCACACCTGACGTTCCCTTCCCAGTCCGTGTAGTATGCGAAGAGCTCATCTCCATGGGCCTCGGTATAGTCTATCCACGTGGGTGCTTTCCTTTCATTCAGCTCCGGGTTACTGCTGAGGTGCTCAGTCCATGCCTTAATAGCTACAGATCTGTAGTCCTCCTCGATAGCGCAATCCTCCATCAGCTTGCGGGCTGTTACAGGCCCACACCCTTGGATGCCTATGATGTTATCAGTAGCATCCCCAGTAAGTACCTGCTCCCATAGTGTGCGCAGCCCTACCTCTGGTGAAACTAACTTCTTCTCTTCCTTGACCCAGTTGTAATGCTTGCCTATTACTTGTAGTAGGTCCTTGTCGATAGAGCACAGTACTGTGTTCTCGTTCTGTGCATCTGCTAGCGCATCATCCGCTTCCTCACCCACACATTCAATCGCATCGTAGTACGTTAGAAGGTACTCACGTATGTCGTCGTAGTGTACAGGCCGGGCAGCTTTGTCGCGGTTTCCCTTATACTTAGCCATGGTTGCTAGCTTGTGGCGAAAGTTATCACCCTTGGTGAGATACACCACATACTTATCTGCCCGTGTAGCATCCATGATTAATCCCATGGTATGCTTGACAGAGTGCAGTGCGTTCTCCAGTGGTTCAACATTCTTCTTCTTGTCTACCTCGTACTCCGAGATCTCCTCTGCCTTAACAAAGGCATTAAGGTCTCTACGGTAGGGGAAGATGTGTGTTACCTCATGAGTGCCGGTGTGATTAACCTCGTTCCACCTGAGTGTGTACTCGCTCTTCTCTGCGGCAAAGCCACATCGGTATACTAGGATGTCTAATCTCCGTCAACCAAGGCTGTTAACTTTGATTGACGGTTTCTCCTTTTGTTAGTTACGTGATTCATTGTAGTTCCTCAAGTATGTGATAGCCCTCTCTAGAGTATTAATGCTATCATGAAAATGTCCAAGACCCCTGTTGCAGTTAGTGCATAAGATTCCTCTTATCTCACCATTGTCATGATCGTGATCTACGTGGGTGTATGTACCATCCTTTAGTGTAGTACAACAGATAGGGCACTTGCCCCCCTGTGCCTGACGTAGTTGGTTTACAGCATCTACACCTATGCCATAAGTGAATTGTAAGTAGGCCTCTCTGGCCTTGCGCTTGTGCTCAGGAGTGCCTTTACGCCTAGCGTGTGAGGCACGTGCTGACTTGTTAGCACAGGCCTTACAGTAGTAGCACAGCCCCCTAGTATGTATGTTACTTGTATCTTTATGGAACTCCCCGTGTTTCTTAATCTTAGAGCACTTGGTACACTCCTTATGAGTGTCAGTAACATGATGAAGTGCAGTATACTTATTAGCCCCCATACATGTCTCCATCCACTAGCGCTGTGGTTTGAGTGCTCATCTTAGTTCAAGGTCAGGTCTTGTTGCTGAGGGATTCCAGTCTGCCTGCCATCGTTACCCGACAAGACGCCACACAGTTGCTCAGCGTTAGTAAGGCGGCGCGCCTCAGCTTCCCGCACACCTGTGGTAGTGTTGTATACTCCGTACACTACAGTGTCTGCCCCCAACATGGGATCATTCAGTACGCACAGGGCAACGGCGTAACCGTAAGCCTCATGCAGTCTATCAGTGCCTTCCTGTAACAGTTCCTCAGTATATAGGGGTGTTTGTGTTGTGTTTGTTTCACTCATTAGTAATTGTAACTCCATCTTTAATATTGCGTTTTATATTCTGTACAAAAGCCCGCTGACATGTTTGATGTAAGCGCACAACTCCGTGTGCATCCGTCATGTATATCGGTACTTCTGACATGAAAGGGTATGTCTCTCGTACAAACTTTCTTATCTTCTTGATTAACTTTGCGTTCATTCTCACTCCGCTACTGCTGCGTTCGTTGTAGATGAAGTGCCCCGAAGGGCACCCCCTCTAACGTGGTCATTACACTACAGAAACGTACTCATCGTCATCCCCTTCTTCGACTACCTCGGACTCTTCATCCCGACCTACAATCTCTTCGTCTGATACGAAGGGTGTGGGAGGAGATACAAACATCTCCGCTAACTCCAATGCAGTCTCATGGATTACAGACTTGTACACGTCAAACTTTAGTGCAGCCTTAGCAGGCAGTGTGATAGCACCGTTGGCTAGTGCGCCATTGACCAAGTTGATAGCTCGCTCATAGGCGGACTGGTAGATAATAGACCGCTGTCGAGAATCTACGTTCTGTGCCGCAGCCACTACTCGTGGTGAGCTGGACTCCGCAGGTGCATTGCGGGATACCTTAAGGCTACCCGCATCCATGTCCCACGAGGTCTGTTGTACACCCGCCGCCGTAGTATACGTGCGGTCCTTGGCTACAAACTTCACTGCCTGCCCTTGGGATACTCCGGGGTTCTTGAACCCACAACCAAACCACTCTTCACCACTCTCCGTATGTACTGACATATCAAATGCTGATGATGGTCCACGCTTAGTGTTCACCGTGCGTTCTTTAACAATACCTACTACACCTTCTACTTCTCTTAATGACATAAATAATACCTCTTGCTGTCGCTCGTTTACGTTCGTGGGGGTGGAGGAATATCTAATCCTACCTCACCCTTATCTATCTTAAGACCACTACCGATATCTTTCAGAGCTTCATGTACTCGTGTAGCTACATCTTCGTCTGCTTCGTTCCAGTGATGGCCTATCTTCGTACCTACCCCCAAGGGGATAGTAAATCTCATACCATATACCTTATCTAAATAACCATATACATCCTCTGTTAATGCTTGGACAACAGTAATGCTGAAAAGTTCAATTTCTTTTTCAGGAACTTCACAAATAATTGAATCATGTACAGTATTTACTATGAAGAGATCTGCCTCTCTGGTTCGATACCAGAAGAATACCAATGCTATTGGAATAATCTCTGCTGTAGCTAATGCCTGTACGGGGTAGTTGTACACAGACTGCTGTCCCTGTATGTACCCAGACTTAGTAGTCTTGAGGTATGGGAAGTAGTACCGCATGCCCCACTCGGTTTCAATATAGCCTCTATCCGCTGCCTCTAAAACCCACCCACGCTGTGTGCTATTCAGCTGGTGGTACTTCTCCACAAACGCCTTACAGTAAGCCTCTACTGCAGGAGATCCTGAACTGCCTCCATATAGGGGACGGAAGGTAGATTCCTTAGCACCCTGTCTGTCAGTAGGCTCCCCTGCCTCGGTTAAGGTAAGGGCAGTGAAGGCATGGATATCCACATCATTGAGAATCTCATACTCAATCTGCTCATCCTTACCCAAGTGCCCCGCTACACGGAACTCTAGTTGGGCACCATCTGCCTCTGCCACGTACCACCCCTCCTTACGGGCGGCGAATAGGTTCTTGAATTGGCGAGGCAAGTTCTGGAACTGGCAGGACTTGGGCTTAGGGTATGCCTTGAACTTAGTAGGCACCCCCGATGATGCTAGTCTATGCGTTACCGTACGTGCTTGGTTGATCTGTCCTAGAAATGTACCTCCTTGCTCCCTGCATGCACCAATAAAGAACTCAAGGTTCTTAGTAAGAGCGGCATGCAGCTTACCCTGTCGTTGCTTAAGATCTAGAAACTCGATCTGCTCAGGGGTGGTGGCATTCAATGCCTGTATCGTATCAGCATCTGTCTTAGGCTTATCGGTAGACGTACGTAAGGGCTTACCCCACCGGCTCAGCACCTCGTCAAACCCTAAAGTTTCGTACAGATAGTCAGCTACCTGCTTAGGGCTGTTAGGGTTTATACCCCCCGTCAACTCCTCCATCTCTCGCTCGACTTGTACAAACTCTTGTAAGGTTTTCTCGTACTCTGCCTCTACTCGACCTGCATCCAAGTGCATACCGTTGCCCTCAATGTCCGCAAGGACTATGGTTGTAAGACATCGTGTGTATGTTATTGCAAGCAGGCGGGTACCCCGCATCTTCTCTAGCTGCTTTCTCATTACTGCATGGGTAACCTCCACGTCCCGTATGCAGTACCGAAGCAGCATAGATCTAGGTATGTCTTCTGTAGGAACACCTCCTTTGATTAGCTTACTTACTATGCTCTCTTTACCACCAACCTTGTACCTCTTAGCTATTGAGTCGAGGTCGAAGGTCCACCTACGGCCCCCTGCTAGTACCCACTCAGCTACCAGAGTATCATATACAGGGCGGGAGCCTATGTCATACCCACAGCGCTCTAGCCATTGCAGTTCGAACTTAGCATTCTGTGCGACTAAGAAGTCTACATCCTGTATATCCAGCACCAGTTCCTGCATATCATACTCGCTGCCCCACCTATACTTGTGTTGTGTGGTACATGTACCATCGGAGTGCGGCGTGATTATAGACCAGCATGCTAAGAGCAGCCGGTTTTCAGGTACTAGTGCTGAACCAAAGTTGATGTTAGTAGTCTCGAAATCAAGAACTACATAGGAGCCATGCTCGTATAGCTGTGGATCTGGGTCGGTAACAAAGCTTGGTACTTTCACTGTTAAACCTCCCCTCGTTGCATACCTATTCCAGATGTGTCGACAATCCTGCTGCGTGTAATGTCCACACGTATAGGCCACGACTCATGTACACCCCCCAACTTGTTCTTAGCTAGGGTGAGCTGGCGCTCGCCATTGTTATAGTACATCTCATTCATACCTACCATAACCATAGCATCACATGCTCCGGGAATCCCGGTGTTACTTGAATCTATGTCTCCCATATCTAAGCGTAGCTTATTGGTAGCGG